TTTTTATATTCTCAACAAATTCTGAATCAAATTTATCTATAATAAAATCTGATTTAGATTCTAAATAATCTAATAATTTTTCAAACACTGTATCAAAATCTCCCACAAAATTAAAATCACAACATACCGCATATATTTCACCTGAACCAGATTTATCAGTCATCAACCTACACAAATCTACACTCTTAAAAAAAATACAACAAATATATAGCATCTCAATAGTTTTGATATGGTCAAATGAAAATAATTTGAATACATAGTTGGTACCTTTGCTAGCTAATCCGATTGCACAAAGCAAAGCTCCAAAAAATATCTTATACAAACCCTTTTCTTGTTTGGTAAAATCATTAGAAAATGATAATCCACAATCACTGGTTATCAAATCATAATGCGTACCTTTATACTTATTTCGATAATACATTATATTTTTTCTTTTAGTTACATCTCCATCCACTCCATAATCCAAAAATTGTTTATTAATTCTTGGATCTGGTTTAAAAATTTGCGGGTCTTTGTTAGGTTGGAGTGATTGAAAGATAAATTTATGTTTTTTTGTTGTATTGGCTGCAATCCATTCTTGGGTGGCTAATACAAATTCCCCTGGATGTTCACATAGATGAAAAGTTTGAATAAGTTCAGAATTTCCTAATAGCTTATATGCGGTCAAAATTTCATACATTTTAATCCATGCATTAGATACTTTTTCTCCCATAATTTCACTAACCCTATCTTTTATCTCATAGTCAAAAAATCTTCTTATTTTATCTGTATTTCGATTCTCTCCAATTAATTTATTGTATGTTTCAAACTCTTTGATTTTATCTATTAGTTTATCTGATAAAGATAAATTTATTTGTTGAAGCTGATTATTGGATGATAATTTTATCTCATATTGCTTAGTTTTTAATCTCATACATATGGGTCGGGGATACAGTGGAAATACATTCATAGACTCATATGTGGTTAAAAATTCATCCTCATCAATATCTTTATCAAACACTTTTAAATAACTCTCAGATGATTCTATAAATCTTGGTTTTATATATTTATTATATGTTTCAAAATTATAATATTTTGCCATATATATATATATATGGATATTATAGAAAAATTAATTCATAAAGAAAATATTTCAGTTGATTATAATTTTATTAATAATAATAATTTTATAGATGATAATTTTTTAGATATATATAAAAAAAAACTTATAATTTGTAAGATAAAAAATACTAAAAATCAATCTGGTGGTTTTGTAAATAATAATTCGCATACAATAGATGATTTTTATCAAATGATAAAATCATTTGATGCTGAGAGAAAATTATTATTAGAAAAATATTTTGAAAAAAATGAGAAATATTCTTTACAGATAAATCCAAAAAAAATTATTGATTATGTAATTAATAAATATAATTTTATAAAATCAACAATTTTTTATATTGGAGATTTATTTGTTAATTTAGATATTGATGTTGATTATTATAATAAGCTTCCAAAAAATAATAAAAAATTTACCAATATATTGTTAATAATAAGATTTAGTTATGCATATTTTATCAAACACATAGATTCTATCGAACAATATATTAATCATATAATTAATAACTATTTGCAACTCAAAGGAAAAATTATCATTAGATGTCATATTGATGCTAATAATTCAAAATATGTAGATTTTTTGAAAAGAATTAGCAAACAATTTAAATATCTCAGAATATGTTATGCTAAAAATTTTTTTAATATTAATAGTATTGGATTTATTATATTAAAAAATAAACAAAAAAATCAAATGATTTTAGATGTTGATTTTGATAAAAAAATATCAAAATATTTATCATCATACAATCTCTATATAAAAAATAGTATGAGTCTAACCAATCAACTAATCAAATTAAAATTAACTGATGAGAATCAATATATATTATTGTGTAATAAAATAAAATATGTATTATCATACTAAACCATTAGATGCTAATATTTCATCAATATTATCAAGATATCTGGTAGGCATATTATCAGATAATAGTTTTTGTTTTATTTTTACTGTATCGAATTTATGTGAATCCTTATCATAAAAACTATTATTTAAATTTGACATTAGTGTTCGTTGTACCATAATATCAGCTTGCTGATAATCTATTTCAAATATATTAAAAAATGATATATGTCTTTCTGCATGAATATTATGCATATTATGTACTAAGTCTATATTACTTTCTATTGTCATAATTTTTTTTGTATCAATATTGATATGTAATATTTGGTATATAAATTGATTAGGATAATGTATACTGCAATTTTGTTTATTAATCTTGTTATCTGCTAATAATTGTAAAATATCAGCTTTCAAACGTTTATCAATATGTCTTATATTATGTACAAATTTTTCATCTTTGTAAAGCTCATAAAAGTTAGTAAAATTGTTATATGATTCTCTCTTTGCAACAAAATAAAAATTTTCTGTATCGATAGATTGCATTAATTTTTCTTCTGTTAAATATTTATTAAGCTCTATATAATCAGTGACTGTTAATTCAACATTTATAACCCATACAACATATTTTTTTATTTGCAGGTTAATATAATTTATAAATTTTTCAAGATTAGTTGTTTTATCCGGACAATCGATCTTGAACGGTTCTAAACCAATTGGTTTAGTAATTTTATCTATATTTTGTTGTAATTCACTAATATCTATTGCACTATTGATATAATACATAATATAGTGAATCTTAGGTAAATGTTTAATAACTCTAATCAATCTATCAACCATATATGCTTCTCCCAAAATATGATATCCAACGATAGGTCGTTTAAGCAAATTTATTGTAAATTGTTTAAAATTAATTTGTTCATCTGATCCTCCAACAATATCTCTTAATAAATACATTTTTTGAACAGCAATAATATTTTGTTGCGGATGATATGTTTTATTGATATAAGCCAAACATCTAAACCACAATATAGATAATATAACTGCTTCAGAAATTTCTGATTGTTTGATTATTGGTAATAATTTATCTCTATATGCATTAAATGTATCTTTATAATATATGTGCAGGGGTAATTGATACACATTAGGGTCAACAGGGTTAACATATATTTCAACAGATGCTGGTAATATTGCATCAAAATACATTTTAGGTTTAAAATTACTAATTAAACTTTCTTCAAATTTATTAAAAAAATCTTTATCATATTTTAGACTCGAATATGTTGTTAATTTAATAGAAATTTCAAAATATTTATCTCCTATTTGTATAAGAAAAAAATTCGCACAATATGTGTGATATTTATTTGGATGATTATAAGCATTTATTATTTTAATGGGTTGTTTTGATATTCCAAATAAAGTCATATAGGAATCAACAGACTTTATTGGTGTGATAATTTTTGGTATATAATTGTTTTCATAATAATATTCTAAACAATCCACACTTGTTGTATGCTGTGAATATGTGTATAAATAAAAATTTTTTCTTTTTATTCTATCAATCAAATCATTGATTCGTGGCTTTAGCAATATATTGGTAAAACTTACATATTTATTGCCTAATGTTGGTTCAATCAACATAAAATCAAAAACCAATTGATCGGAATCTTCTTTGATTTGATTTAATGTAATATATAACTCAAAATCACTTTTAACTCGATATTTAAATTTATCAATATAAAATTTTTTTATATGCAAAATAGCATCTTCTAGATTCTTTGTATCTGATTGTGTGAATAAATCACCAATATAACTTGATTTATAATAATATTGAAATCCAACATCATATAATAATTCTCTCATAGCTTCCTCTCTATTTGTAGCTGCAGACAAAATAGCAGTATAGGTTGTGAGGATAGTTTGAGAAAATGGTTGTTGGGGAACTATCAGATAAGTTGATTCATTTTCAAAAAAATCGGAATTAATTTCTTGCAATATCGTATCCCAGTATGAGCGAAGTTTTTTTGAACATTTGTAGGTGAGATGTGTTGATATACATATACCTTTTTTTTCTTTTAATAATTCTTTTCTTCTTGTAAATCTACCAATACCTGCTGGTATAGCATCTAATAAATTTAACTCTCGTAATTTTAAATAATCTTCTTTAACACTTTGTTTTTTTGATGCAATACAGCCAGGTAGATTGATTGTTCCATAAAAAATATTATATTCATTTTTACTTGTAATCATAAGATTCTGAATAATCTCATCCAAAAATACATTATGATATTCAGTTCCTACTTTTTGGAATTTTTTATAATTAATAGTTTGGTTAACTCTAATCCGATAAGTATCCAAACCTAATTGTAATTTAATAGATCCATCACAAGATTTTACAAATTTATCAAGTTGCATAATATATGATTTGAAATAAATCATATAATAAAATTAATCATTTCTATAAACCAAATTAATCTTTTTCCAGCAATTTATTTAATCCTGTATATTGCAAAAAATAATCTGCATAATAATCGGTTACTTTTTGCACATACGGTATAGCTTTACTATAATCAATATTTAGTCTCCTAAATATCAACATATTATAATTAGTGATTCGTCTCATTGTTAGCAAATCACTATATTTTTTTATATTCTCAACAAATTCTGAATCAAATTTATCTATAATAAAATCTGATTTAGATTCTAAATAATCTAATAATTTTTCAAACACTGTATCAAAATCTCCCACAAAATTAAAATCACAACATACAGCATATATCTCACCCGAACCAGTCCTATCAGTCATCAACCTACACAAATCCACACTCTTAAAAAACATACAACAAATATACAACATCTCAATAGTTTTTATATGGTCAAATGAAAATAATTTGAATACATAGTTGGTACCTTTGCTAGCCAATCCGATTGCACAAAGCAAAGCCCCAAAAAATATTTTATACAAACCTTCTTCTTGTTTGGTAAAATCATCAGAAAATGATAATCCACAATCACTGGTTATCAAATCATAATGTATTCCTTTATACTTATTTCGATAATATATTATATTTTTTCTTTTAGTTACATCTCCACCATCTACTCCATAATCCAAAAATTGTTTATTAATTCTTGGATCTGGTTTAAAAATTTGCGGGTCTTTGTTGGGTTGGAGTGATTGAAAGATAAATTTATGTTTTTTTGTTGTATTAGCCGCAATCCATTCTTGAACAGCTAATACAAATGCTCCTGGATGTTCGCAAAGATGAAAAGTTTGAATAAGTTCAGAATCTCCTAATAACTTATATGCGGTCAAAATTTCATACATTTTAATCCATGCATTGGATACTCTGTTACCCACAATCTCACTCACTTTATCTTTTATCTCATAATCAAAAAATTTTCTAACTTTTCTTGGCAAACCAGGTTTAGATATATTGGTACGTTTTCTATATTCTTTAATTTTTCTTACTTTTTCTTTTATATCTTCATTATATGAGGCAAATTCCTTTATTTTTTCTATTAGTTTATCAGATAAAGATAAATTTATTTGTTGAAGCCGATTATTTGATGATAATTTTATCTCATATTGTTTAGTTTTTAATCTCATACATATGGGTCGGGGATAAAGTGGAAATACATTCATCGACTCATATGTGGTTAAAAATTCATCTTCATCAGTATCTTTATCAAACACTTTTAAATAATATTTGGATGATTTTGCAAATCTATCTATAATATATTCATTATATGCATCAAAATTATAATATTTTGCCATATATATAATATGGATATTATAGAAAAAATAATTCCAAACCAAAATAAAATTGTTGCAGATGATATTTTTAATGATGATAAATTTTTAAATCTATATAAAAAAAAACTTATAGTATGTAAGATTAAAAATACTAATAGTCAATCTGGTGGTATGAGTAAAGATAAATTTTATAAGTTGGTAAATAATTATGATACCAACAGACATATTTTGCTATACAAATATTATGAGAAAAATGATAATCTTAAACTAAATTCAGATCTAACAATAAATTATATTTTATCAAAATATAAATTAAATAATCCGATTGTATTCTACATAGGATATGATGAAATATATATTGAATCAAATATACAAATAGATTATATGAATACTTTTCCCAAAAATAAAAAAAAATATAAAAAAATATTTATAATATTCAAAATGAATAAAATACATTTTATGCAGAATTTAGATATGATTGAAAAATATATTAATTATATAATTAATAATTATTTAAAATACAAAGGATCGATTATATTAAAATTGCATCTTCCGATAGATAATAATATATATCTAGAAATATTACAAAAACTTTGTAATAAATTTTTTAAAATTAAACTTGTTTTTGCTAAAAAATTTTTTCAAATTACACAAATTGGATATATTGTATTACAAAATAAATCAAAAAATAATTTAATTATTGATAATATGTTTGTAAAACATTACGAAAAATTTGTTAGCAAATTTAGAAAATATATTTTGAAATCTATGGAATTATCAAATTATCTTATAGATCTAAATATAACTAATCCGATGGGATATAAAATTGCTTATAATAAAATAAAATATATGTTAATCTATTAAATTTATACCACTATTTATAAGTATTTGTCTAATATTAGGCAAATATTTTTCTGGACTATTCGAATCAAACTTTTCTATAATAGTTTGTATGCTTATTTGTTTTGAATATATATTCATAAATTCATTAAATCCTATCATAAGTGTTCGTGATACCAATATATCAGCATCTTTATAATCTGTATTAAATATATCATATTGTGAAATATATCTATCTGAGTGTATGTTGTATTGATTTCCAATAACATCTACATAACTATCTATTGTAGAATTACATATATTTAGATGTAGAATTTGATATCTTAAATTATTTGAGTAATGCATACCTAAATGATATGATGGAGAAATTGTAAATTTTTTAATTTCATCTTTGAGACTATTATCAAGTTGTCTTATTGAGTGAACAAAATCAGATTGTCTGAAAATTGTATAAAAATTTGTAAATTGATTTGATATTTGTATATCAGCAATATCTGATGGTCTGACTATATTTTTTGATAAAAAATCCAATAATTTTGGATAATCAGTTATGCATATATTTTCTGATAAATACCATATAGTATAAGATGAACGATTTACATATTCGACAAATTGCTCAAATAAATTTCTTGATAAATTAATTATAAAATCAGAATATCCTAAAGCATTTATTGTTTTTTGTATTTCTTTAGAATTTGCTTCAATCTCTTCAGGATTTAATGTATAAATATACTCTATCACTTTATCAATATTTTTTGTATATTTTAAAATTTTTACAAAATGAGTTGTATGTTCAACATATCTTAATAAAAAACATGAAATATATGGATTTTTTAATAAAATATTTGTAAATGACTGAAAATATTGTTCTTCTTGACTTTTGCATACATACGAGTTAAACAAATAAGATTTTTGTATTTGTGTAATATTGCCTGATTTTGTTAGAGTAATTAAAGTTCTAAACCACAATTGAACTAATAGTAATGTTAAATCTATTGGTGTAGTGACTATTAGTGGTAATAATCTATCATAATATATGTTTGCTGTATCTACATAATACATATTAATAGGTATCTTATACAAATTAGGGTCAACATGGTTAACATATATTTCAACACATGCTGGTAATACTGCATCAAAATACATTTTAGGTTTAAAATTACTAATTAAACTTTTTTGAAATTTATCAAAAAAATCTTTATCATATTTTAGTCTCGAATATGTTATTAATTTAATAGAAATTTCAAAATATTTATCTCCTATTTGTATAAGAAAAAAATTTGCACAATATGTGTGATATTTATTTGGATGATTATAAGCATTTATTATTTTAATGGGTTGTTTTGATATTCCAAATAAAGTCATATAGGAATCGACAGGTTGAACTAATTTTTCGATACTTTTAGTTTTTATCGTATAATCTTTTTCATAATAAGATTCTAAACAATCTACACTTGTTGTATCTTGTGTGTTCAAATGCTGTGCATATGTGTATAAATAAAAATTTTTTCTTTTTATTCTATCAATCAAATCATTGATTCGTGGCTTTAGCAATATATTTGTAAAACTTACATATTTATTGCCTAATGATGGTTCAATCAACATAAAATCAAAAACCAATTGATCGGAATCTTCTTTTCTTTGATTTAGTGTAATATATAACTCAAAATCACTTTTAACTCTATATTTAAATTTATCCAAATAAAATTGTTTTATATCCAAAATAGCATCTTCTAGATTCTTTGTATCTGATTGTGTGAATAAATCACCAATATAACTTGATTTATAATAATATTGAAATCCAACATCATATAATAGTTCTCTCACAGCTTCCTCCCTATTTGTAGCATCAAATGGAGTTGCATCAGACAAAATAGTAGTATAGGTAGTGATAATGGTTTGAGAAAATGGTTGTTGGGGAACTATCAGATAAGTTGGTGTATCTTCAAAAAATAAATGATCAACTTCCTTGAGTAATTTGCTCCAATATGAGCGAAGTTGTCGTGTACATTTGTAGGTGAGAGGTGTTGATAAACATATAATACTTTTTTGTTCTTTTAATAATTTTTTTTGTTTAAATAATTCTTGTCTTCTTGTAAATCTATCAATACCTCTTGGTTGATTATCTAATTGTTTTAACTTTTCTTCTAACTCTTGTAATTTTAAATAATCTATTTTAAGTTTTTTGGATGTAATATTTTTGCAAATTATATGACTGGGTAAATTTATTATTCCATAAAAAATATTATCTTCATTTTTACTAGTAATTTGAACATTCTGAATAATCTCATCTAAAAATATATTATGATATTTAGTTCCTACTTTCTCAAATTTTTTATAATTAATAGTTTGACTTGCTCTAATCCAATAAACATCTGACCCAACATATAATTTAATAGTTCCATCACAAGATTTTAGAAATCTATTAAGTTCCATATAATATAACAACAAAATTAATTTTAATAGTTCCATCACAAGATTTTAGAAATCTAAAGTTTCATATAAAATGATTATATAAATTTAACAATAAAATTAATCTTAAGATTTCCACATCCAACACTTCGTCCTCCTCGTCGAATACTCATCCCCTTACCCTCAACTATATATGTATATGCAGAATCTGGTATTGATTTTAATTCAATCTGATGATACGTGTCATCTAATAATTTTATCTGTCTGTTAAATCCATAAACAGCTTCGGTGCAACTAATATTAAGCGTAGTTATCAAATCATCTCCATCTCTTCGGAATATTGGATGTGGTTCAGCTTCTAAAATAATAACTAGATTTGTATGCGGAAAAGCATTTTCAAATGTTATTTTTGTTCCATCCTTCATACCCGCACATACTTGAATATCAAATTTTTTATTATTTGCTGATATTTTTTTACAACATCCATTATAAAATTCTGAGAGAGAAATATGTAATCGATGCTCTACTATTTTGTTTTGATTTCCAAAACCACCAAATGTTTGTTGAGGAAAGCTAGAGTTTCCAAAGCTAAAAGTTGATTGACTGAAGCTATTTGGAATATTAAAGCTATTTGAAAAACTCCCAATTCCACCTGAACCAAAAAAATTCTTAAATATATTTTGTGCAAAATCTTCCGTTCCAGAAGGAATTTCATCAGCACTACCTGTTTGGTCATATCTTTTTCTCTTATCTACATCAGATAATACTGAGTATGCTTCACTGATATCCTTAAACTTTTGTTCAGCTGTTTTTAAATTATCAGGATTTTTATCAGGATGCCATCGTAGAGCTAATTTTCTATATGCTTTTTTGATATCATCTGCTGTGGCGGTTTGCTCACACCCAAGAATCTTATAATAATCTTTTGCCATTACTTATTATTAGTTTGATTATATTTATATGAATTTTTTAATTTATTATAATAATGGGAAATAGTATCAAACATCACATCAAACTTATACTTTGTGGTTCAACTAATCATATTGATAATATGTATCAGATTACTACGAATAGCAAAATAATTAGATTCGGTTGAATTAACTTACACAACCACTCATACAATCAAATATAAAAATCTAATTATGAATATTCTCAATGCATCATATAATCAAAAAATAATTTCATTATGGAATCAGTATATTTGTGGTAAGAGTATGTTGGTATTATTTGTTGATTCATCCGATTCTTTACAATAATAATATGTTATCGAATACAAGTATTTTGATTCAAGATGTATCTCAACATATGTCTCCAAATGATTTGGTTTTGTATTCCAGATATCTGACAATCTATTATTCCAAACAAGTGTTGGATTAGATTATTAGTCAGATAAGATAAAAAAATATAAATTAATTGTATGAATCTAAATAATAAAATTATACAAATTATTTGTCTAATACTTTTAATTTTGATTATAATGATTTTAAACTCGACAAACAATATAGAAAAATTTACTACAAATAAATCCCAACCATACTTATTCTCATATTGGGAAAAAAAGACACCTGATGCAAAAATTCCAGAATATATTCTGTTATGTTTAGAATCTATGGTGCGAAATGGAAAACTATTCAAAGTAGTAGTGTTGAATCAACAAACCATTAAAGATTATTTGCCTGACTTGCGAACAGATATTCAGAGTCTTCCAATGGCTCTCAAAACAGATTATTTGAGAATTAGATTATTAGAGAAGTTTGGAGGAGTATGGGCGGATGCGGATACAATTATATTGCAAGATTTGCATCAAATAGTTAAATTACTATCAGATGGTGTAGATTTTATAGGATTTGGATGTACTGGAGATAAATGTAAGGAAACAGATGGATATGGAAAACCATCCAATTGGGTGATGGGTTCACAAAAACAAGGAACTCTTATCAGTATGTGCCGTAAAGAATTAGATGATGTGTTGGATACACATTTTAAAAATCCAAATTCAAAACAATTTGATTATTTTGATTTAGGTAAATTAATAATATGGAAACAATTAGAAAAATTATTAAAAACTGGATACTCATATTATCATTTTCCATCAGAGGTTGATGGAACAAGAGATAAATCAGGATTATGGATTGCTCCAAATATTATATTTGAAAAAGATTTTGATATAAATATTGATAGTTTGCTTTTGATGGGATTAGCCAATCAGTATTATTGTGGTTCAGACCCTACATATAATTGGTTTTGCAAATTATCTGAATCAGAGATTATGAATAGCAAATTATTTATAGCAAAAGTTTTTAAAAAAGCATTTGGTTTTGATGCTTAAAAATAATAAATATATGATTATACATATTGCTACAATATATATGGGTGAAAGCCAACTCTCAGCCACACCATCCATTGTTTCTATATGTTCAGCTTCTCTAATCTGTATATCTGTGCCAAACTCTGTGGTGGTGGAGGATTGGTCGCTAAAAATAATTCGTTCATTAGGATTAACCAGATAAGCGATAATTTGATTATTTTTATTATTTGATGGTTTTGCAAAATTATAAGAAATTTCGGTATCGATTTGTTCGCTGATTGGAAATATGCGTAGTAGTTTTTGAGCTCCCTTATTAGTTACCACATAACCAAATAATCCATAAACAAAATTTGATTTGCTATAAAAATCATTTACTTGATTATAAATATGTTTGATTGATGTATCATGATAACCCAAATACAATATATCAAAATCTTTGGGAGCCATACTTACCAGATAATTAAGTTTTTTGATAAATTTATCCGGATGTTTGATATGTATATCATCCTCTAATATCAAACCTACTTTCGCACCATCTGATATAATCTTATGATATGTATTTTTGTGTGATAAAGCACATCCTACTCCACCTCTTGTTAGTGGAACATATACTTTTTGTTTATTATTAATCGCATCTGCTTTTCCTCTATCTGTAAGTATGTCTGAAGATATATTCTGAATATCTAATTCTCTACCATTAACAGCCTCTACTCTCTGAATTTTTATTGGCAGAGAAGTTGGATTAGTCAAACTTTTTGCAATATGTTGTATGTTTTTATTTCTATCAGTTCGATGTGATAAATTTATATAATAAAAATTATTTATCATTAATATCAACTTATAAAATAGTAAAAAATATGGTAGAAAAAATTGAAATTATAATTATATTAATAAAACATAATTATAATATTTATACTATATTTTGAATTAACAAAATGTCTGCTTCTTCTACTGCTGTTGCTCTGATTAGTTCTCAACAAAATTCTGAACAAAGTTGCGAACAAAGTTCAAAACAACGTTCCAAACAACTAGATAGTCAAATTTTTTGTCAAACCAAACCAGATAATGAGAAAAATATTCTAATAGCTCTGGATGGCTCTGGATCAATGATAAGCACTATATCAATGGGAGATGAAGATATATCAATCAGAGGTGGAGATATATCAATCAGAGGTGGAGATATATCAATCAGAGCTGGTGATAAATTGATTGATGATGTTCCAAAAATTATTTGCTTCAAATCAGCATTTCTGGATTGTTGGAACTCTGATAATCCAGAAAATAATGCAATCAAGCATTTCAAAGGTGGAGTTCTAAGTATTCCATTTCCAATCACTCCAGCCAATTTTAGACAGGTCATCAGTACTGTGATTAAGGAAAAAATTACCAACAAATGTCTAACATATCCGCATCTGGGATTGAAAGCAAGTTATTCAAGGCTGCTGAAATCTGCTACGCTTCCAGATACTGTTGTGTTGATATGTGATGGACAAATTGGTTATGGACAAATACCTGCTGAAGAGCTGAAAGAGCTAGAACTCAAACTAGTCGAAGTAATCAAAGAGATTAAAAAATCATTTCCCACAGTTGAGCTTGAAATCCGAACTATTGAGAATCGAATAGTAGATTTTGAACAATCAGAGAGTATGAGTGGTGCAGCTGGATGCGATATATGGAAAATTCTTCAAAAGCATCAAATTACTGGACTAATTTCCAAATTTGTATCTTTTACGCCAAACAATAGGGCTGGATTTGTGCATGTTATGAATCTGATTGTTCCGCCAAATTGTCTGCCTTTCCAAGATAGATTTTTTCCTCAGCACCAAATGAGACTTTTTATCCAATATGTTCGTGTTTACATTGGCGAAAATTCTAAAGAAGAATCCAAACTTATACGCCTCATACAAGATCTATCAGTTACTCTTTCTAAAGCGATTCAGAATAAGACTCCTTGTGAGAAGAATTCATTGATTCAAATCTTTTGTCGTATGTTTGAACATACAGTGATTGATTCAGCGATTGCTACATTTATGCTGAATGAAGCAATTGAAAATGATTCGCTCGGAACCTCTCAACTATTTGCCGGATACCGAGATAGAATGAAAAATCTTTACAAACAAGTAGCAGATCTTCTTCCAAAATCTGTATCCAGAATTACCGGAGTTGGAAACAAATTTATGGTTCTACCACTATCTGGAAATGGTTCGGATAGTGTGTGTGTGATTGGAACATCTCCTCCTACTGGAAGATTTGACAAACTACGAATCGGCTCTGATACTTTTGAATCTGCAGCTTATCGGATTGATTGTAAGTTGGTTCCAATTTTTCCATTTGCAACCAATCTACTATGTGGAGGAGTTGGCGAACAAAGTATCCGACAATGGACAAGAAAACAACTTGCAGTTTCAGAACAGATTCCTGAATTTGGCGATACTGCGATGTTTATTCCAATGATGTATTGTTTGAGACTATGTTGTAGCGGTGTCGAACAAATTGTAATCAAACACTTTCAACAGCTCGCAAGAGTAATGCTTAACAAAAAGCGTGCAAAATCGGAACAAACCGAATATGATTTTCTACTCAGTGGTTCTATCCCAGTCGGATCAGACGGAAAGATTGAAACGTTTCAAAAATCAATGCTTCAGATAGCTCAAAAGCTAGGAATCCAGACTCGTCCATTTACTGTTTGGTATCTACTATGTGGAGCTATGGGTGATTTGGAACTGACAAGCTCACAGTATTGGAGACCTCCAGCTGGTGCGGTTGATCCTAAAGATATTGTGATACAAGAACTCCTACGAGATTTTGAAGATTTCCCAAAGGAGGCTACACACAAAGCTCAATGGGAATTTGTAGTTGAAAAGTTTAAGCATCAGATTCCAAAAATTAGTATCAGAGAGCTTTCTACAGAATATTTGTATGAGTGTCTGATAACCAAAGCAGATACAACTCTAACAGGAGGCTATGTGATTAATCCTCATAAGACTGATGATTCACAACACTGTCAACCTATGTGTGTGCTCTCAGAGGAGGGAATGAGTGAATTGCTCAAACAGCTTCCCATCTGTCCATACTGCTATATCTCTTTGGATAAATCAAATTTTACAAAGATTGAACCAGCTCTTCCGATGATACAACAACAAATCTATTCTGCAGATATGATGATGTTTCAGCAAGTTCAACCTGTGGCTCAACCTGTGGCTCAACCTATGGCTCAATCGGCAGCTCAACTGGCTCAACCTGTGGCTAAACAAAATCGCAATCTCAATCGTACCGGAACACTCATTTGTCTGAAGGGTATTCCGGGTTGTGGTAAATCAACTGAAACTAAAAAGATTTTGCAATGGTGCGAACAAAATAGCATAGTAGCTGTAGTAGTAGGAATGGATGAATGGTCACAAAAAGGATATGATTTTTTCCGCGCACAACCACTAATTATCCAACGTGTTATGCGTCTTAATGAGTGTCCTCCAGATAAACAAATTTGGGTGATTGTTGATACTTGTGGAGAACGATTTAGTATCAAGGATGTGTTTGGAATTGATTTTACTGGTTGGAAAGTCAAATATCATATGCCCAACTTTCTCAACAAACAACATCTCAAGCTATACATGAGATGGGCTACACGTAATGTGTTTGTCAGACCAGTTTTTACACCAGATGGCGATCATTATCTTAACCCCAAAGATTCTGGTATTGATATATGTGTAGAGGTTGGACAAAAGAAGGCAGAAAAGCTTTTTGGAAAAAAAATTCCAGCAATATTTGACTCTCATCCTCGCACTGTAGAGGAAGCGGTAAATTTTCTTCAAGCAGATGCTACAGCCTACCAGAAACTTCTCGATGAAGCTCCAGCAAATGAGAGTTGGAAGTTTTAATTTTTTTTATTTTTACTAAAATAATATTTGAATTTATTAAGTCAAAAGTATAGCTTTACCTTAACATATTAGAGTAAAAATATAATTGCACATTTTAAGGTTTAATAAAAATTGACATAGCCATGTTTGATTTCTTTTCTATTTATCTATATTTTTCATCAAAAAAGCTTAATAATTCTTATGTAAATTTAAGAACATCAAAATATGAAAAATATAAGCAATACTTTTATTTAATTATTGTGGTGTTAAAAATCTAAAACTATTATAAATAAAAATTATTATGATTAGTCTATCATTTTTAATTCTAACATTAAGCAATAAAACTATCATATTTGTTTAATAATTTTATTAGTTTGTTATATCATTATTTCAAAAGGTTCATAAAAAACAATTATTATTTTATATGAACTAAATAAAAGTAAAAATATAGCATCTTATTACAAACTAATCAAATGTTCTAATTTTTTCTCTAAATCATAAAAATGTTTTACAATAAACTTGAATAATTCTATTTTATAGTTAATTCCTATTTGCTCTTGATATCAAAATAGTTATCTTTTTAGAATTATCTATTTTGTAAAACTAGTTTTAACATTTTTGTTAGATATGGATGGTATTCTTTTTTACTTAGCAAACCACCTAATAAAAAATGGTCTAATTGCTACAATAATTATGAATATTATTCTAATAGGAGACTTTGTTAAACATATGGTATATAAATTAATCCTCCATAATATTAGGGATGTCCTATAAAAAATACTGAAACAAATTCAAGTTGTTTATCTGTATATTTTGCTGTTTGTCCTTCATATTTACATAAATATGTAATTGTATCTTTTTGTTTAGTGGTTAATTCAGTAGAAATTAATTCTGGAGTATTCATACATACCGCAATCTTTCCATTTTCAGATGCAAAGTGTGGTGATTTATGTGGATTATCTAATGATATATGAGATGCAATTTGTTCTTTTTCACTCATACCAGTAAAATTTAAAACATCTTTATCAAATAAACAAATATTAACCACACGAGGGTTTGGTATAGATATTATAGGTTCAGCTTCTTTTACTCTTCCTTTTTTATCATCTTTAGATGGTTTTGCAGTTGGAGCATCTATAGATAGATTTGCACTTTCAAGTAAAAATTCTGCTATTAACTTATTGAGAATTTCACATTGTTCTTTCATATTACCCATCTTTGTATTTATAAATGTTAATTCACTTAAAGTATATATCGTAAATAATTTTGTAATATTTACTTTACACTCAACAACTTCTTTACATTCATTAGAACATTTTTTTTCTATCATATTTAAATATTTAAAACAATTTGCAAAAAAATCTTTATAACTATGAATTTCTGGCACAGTATATTCTTTTGCTGTAACTTGTGTGCCTTTTATAAATTTTATATCATCAATATAATTAATACCTTGAAATTTTGAATATTTACATGTAATATGTTTAAATTTAAAATCTTTACCATCTTTACAATCTTTACCATCAGGATACTTTACTAATATACGTTGTTGTTTAAATTTACATGTTTCTTTAGATACATTTGATATTGATAGAGCAATCTCAGGTAATTTTAGAGTATCCTTAGATTCATAGGTTATTGGTTTAAATAAATATATATTATTTAATAATTTCTCTTCATTTAATTCAACTAATATTTTGCAAACAATCTTATGATTACTCGTAGAAGTCTTGTGATAACCACCTATTGTTGCTTTCATCTCATTTATTATTTTCATTATATCTCCTTTAATAATGCCTCTGAGTATTTTACTTTCTTCTTGAGTGGGCTTAGCATCTTTAGCAGAAGTGGGCTTAGCATCTTTAGCAGAAGTGGGCTTAGCATCTTTAGCAGAAGTGGGCTTAGCATCTTTAGCATCTGTCGTAAGAAATTTATGTATATCTGAATAGTCTTCTTCTTTATATGCTATACCTTTTCTCTGTAACACAATCCGACAAAGACGATCCTTATTATCAAACAATGGTTGAAACTTACTTGTAATAGTTTCTGTTTTCAATCCATCTTTAATTTCTTTTGTAATAGTAATTAATGTTTGAATAGCTATATCAGTATTAGATAATTCTAAAAATTCTATATCTTTTGATGGAACTGATACTTCGGATATTATTTGTTCTGGATTCGTCGCTGCTGATTGTGATTGACTCGTCGCTGCTGATTGTGATTGACTCGTCGCTGCTGATTGTGATTCTAGTAGACTCGTCACTGATGATTGTGCTAATTGTAGTTTATAATTAGTATATACAAGTTGAAGATTATCACATGCAACGAATGTTGTAAATTTAATTGTTGCACGATTACCAAAAATAAATTGTAAATCACTAATAAATTCAAACTTACCAGTTTGTGAAGTTAATACACCTCCACCAGTTGACACAATTGGTACTTGTCCATTCATTATAGCTTCAATTATCTTATATCGTGTATAATCTCCTCTTTCTTCTCCCAGCTTTGATACTTCGTCTTCTGTCAAATCTAATAAATCACCATCAATATGTACACCTCCAATTTTTTCTACTAGTAGATTTCCGAGAGTTGATTTTCCTACACCAACTGGTCCCAAAAGTAATACAATGTTTATTTTAGAATATAAATGGCTAATTCGACTCCATTTTTCTTCTATGAGTGGTATTAGTTGATTTGATAATTTTTCATAATGCTGTTTATTGGGGGTTTGCCTTGCTTGCAATAATAATTCTAACATTTTATCACCAATATATATATGTTCTCCTACATTTTTAGAAGATACATGTACATTATCCTCACTTTTTTGTTCTTCTTGGGCATCTTCTTCTTGGGCATCTACTTGTTGTGATTCTTGAAAAGCTACGTGTTGTTCTACATATTGTGGATCTTTATTATAAGATTCATGATTAACATCACTATCATGTAGCATTTGATAACATGCATATTTCCAGAAAGTTTTACCAAAATCATTATTATCTGATTCTTTAACTACCCATCTAGATATAAATGTATTACATTTACTATAAAACATATCAGGTAGAAATAAAGTTCCATTTTGACTCAAAAAATCTCTTAAAAACATTGTTCTAACAGTGTATAATGGAAATTTGTATTTGAGTGTTAGAGGTGATTTATCACTATTGTATTCAATAACAATTATCAATCCCTCTAAAATATTTCCTAAAATGTCTGAATGTTGTACTGTTCCAGCACCTACTTTAAAATATGTGTCATCAATCTTTGTGTCAATTTGTGTAGTAACTTCTTTTTCAAATTTAAATTTTATGTCAGTTTTAATTTTTATTGATTTTTGGTGTTGTTCGTTCCAAAATGTGTGAAATAATGATAGATCCATCATATTTCTATTTTTTGACAAGTCTTGTAAGAAAGTTCCAGCACAATCATTATAATCATTTGTAATTTCATAAACAGTATCTACACTCAGATTATGTGTGAGTGCAAACTGTCGCATGTCTTCTGGCTTATGAAATTTTACAATTGTATCTTGTCCCCCACGAAGTGGAATTACATCTCTTTGATCATATTTGATATGATGTCCTTCACCTACAGCAGTAATCACAATATCTTCTTTTAATACTTTGGCTCCATGACCTTGATCATTAAATGACATACATTCTCCACAAAAATGAATCTTTTCTGATACCATATTAGTAACTAATTGTGATGTCATTTTATTTCCGATAATCCTATAAATATCCTTAGTAAATTGATTGCCAGATGAATTTTTTGCAGCACATGACCAGTATTCTTTTCCATCTATACAAAATGCAAATACTTGTGCCAAAAAACCACTATATTTAAAATTGAATTTAATTGTCTTGATTTCATTAAACACTGCTTGGTTTGTTAATGTTTCTTCTCTAGAATCATTATCGAATTTTGGCTTAAAACCAAATATATCAATAGATACACCTAATTTCCATATTATAGGAAAACCTCTAGGAAATCCGCAATCTTCTGCCAATTTTATGAGTACTTCATCACTTTTGCCTTTCAATATAACTAAATAACAGTTTTCTAGTTTAAGATTAGGTGATTTATAGAAAGTTATATGTATATTTCCAGACACATTCAATAATTCTAATAATTTTCCAGCTACTGCATTCTTTGATGTTAAAACCTTCAATGCATCTTTAAATGACTGTTTTAAGAGTTCATTTTCACGAATCTCAATGTTAAAATCTATATACTCTGCTAAATTACCACCTACCATTTTTTTCTTTTTTAAATCTATATATTTTCCCTTGTATTTTTGGTATAATCTACTCAACTCTAGATACGACTTTTTCATATATATATATATATAATATAAAAATATTTTTATAGTAAACATTTATAATATTTTATAAGATAGTTTAATGAGTATCAATATAATTTTTATATTGTATGGAATATTCTAAATATATATTATCTAATAATTAAAATCTTATAATCTCTTGAACGATATCAAAAAAACTCATCAAACCATTCAATTCATCATATGCTTTGCAATCTACCATATCCGAACTAATATCTATTTTGATTGGACGACCACACAAATAACCCACATATTGTGTGATAGAGTCAGCCAACATCACTTCATCCAACTCATATATTTTATTTGTTTGTATGAGTGCGATTGCTGGATATGAGTTTTCCCATAATCTTCTCATAAGTAAAATTTTATCTATTCCTTTAATGTTTATTATATTTTGCTTCATAAACAGATTTAGTTAATTATTTTTATATGATGTAAAAATATTTTGACAAATCAATATATATGTTTGACACATATGTGATAAATTTGCAAAAAGATTATGATAGGTATGAACGGTTAAAATATAAGTTGGCTGAGAAAAATATTTATTGCAAACGATTTGATGCAGTGTATGGAAAAGAAATTGTTGATTTCAAACCATATGATAAATTTATTTCATCATATTGTAAGTATTTTTGTCCACGTGGTTTGGTTGGATGCGGACTATCGCATATGATACTGATGGATAAAATTTATACCCAATCTGATAATAAGTTTAGTTTGATTTTAGAAGATGATGTTGAACCATTGTTTGATGATAAAAAACAAATAGATAATATTATTAATGGATTGCCGGATGATTGTGATATTATGATGTTGCATTGTATGGGTCAATGTGAGTATAAAGATAGAACACGAATTATAAAAAATACCAAATGGATAGCTAGTTGTGCGGCATATTTGGTTAGAAATTCATCAATACCAAAAATTATCAAAAATAAGTTAATCACACATATTGATTTGCAAATTTATTCAAATCAATCTATCAATACATATATATGGATTAAACCATTATTTGAGACTGATAATTCCCATTCATACAACAAAGACTCTTATACAAATAATATTATATCAAATATATCTATACCAACTATTGATGGTATGAGTGTTGGGGATATGGTGAGTTTCAAGATATTTAGATTACCACTTATTGGTATTGAACTTTCTGGAATCGGTATATTGATTGTTTGCATTATAATATATATAATTTATAATATCATTATATAAATGAATTATTTGACAAAGTATTTGAAATATAAAAATAAAATGAGTCAAACAGGTGGAGTATTGTACATTTATCATACAAGAATGCCTCTAGAAATATTATCAGAACCAACAAAAAGCATGTTTGTTTCAAAAGCCAAACAATCTCAAAAATATTTTAATACAAAAACACAAAAAGGTATTGATCCAATGGATGGTCCTAAAGGTTTTGATGTAAAATTATTAGATATTAAGGAATTTGGAGGCGAAATTTCATATGAAACTTATACAATTGTCAAATATCTTCAACAAATTAATCAGTTATTGCAACCATATAAGATTCATACCATTCAATCTCAACCATCTTGGTTGATAGATGATAGTTATTTTCAGATTCCGTTTATTGAATTCGAAGGAAATCCAAATTCTGTTCAAATCTTCAGAGAAATGTATGATATGTTGGATAATTGTTTGTCAAACACAAATATTAGTAAAAATGCTGGTAAATCAGTTGTTAGATTTTGTATTTTGAGACCATTTATTAGAGACTATAAATTAAATTCAGATTTTTTGGATACTGATTTTTGGGAAAAAATAGTCGATATGTGTGATAAAATAAATAAAAAAAATATTTATCTCACACAAGAATTTATAGAAAATAAATGGATTGATGATATGATTGATACAACTAAAGATATATATTTATTATCAACAGATAAAAGAAATAAAATAATTCAACTACATCCTCGATACTCACACTATAATCCATGGTATAGAGATGTTCCACTTTCCATCATATATTGCAGACAAGAACATCATATTAAAACTTTTTTTTTACAAAAAGTTGAATATTAATATTTTTTAATTAAATATAAATATTCTAATCTACTAATATTATGGAAGAATTTTTATCAACTCATAAATCAAATTTACGAAATTTTTTTGTTGATAATACTAAAAGTCAAATAAAAATTGAGGATTTTGATATTCAAACAACAATTACTCATTTAAAAGGTTATTATGAAGTAGTAAAAAAAATATCTCCTGAAAATTTGTCAGATAACAATAAAATAGTAATTAAATATTTTGAAGAATGTTCGAGTATATTTACAAAAATCAAAGAATATGATGAGGCATATCAGGATAGTTGGAATCAACCAATGCCTGAAAAATCAATTCAAGATTTTGAATCTATAATTTCTGACTTAACATATTTTCCTAAAGATTCAGAATCAAGTAGTATAGTATTTAAAGCAAAACATAATCAAAATAAATGTTTTATAAAATCTTTTACGATTAATAGAGCTTCCTTACCATTGGGTAAAAAAGATATATCTGCCTTACAGTTGGAGTATGAGCAAAAACTCTATAGATATATTAAGTCAAGAACTGTACAACCAAATCCATATGATGTTAATTCACATTTTATTGAGGTGTATGATTTTTTTAAAATTCCTTCTAAAGATTTTATACCTTATTTGGAACAAAAAAATGTTATAAGGTCTCCAGATATTATTGCCCAAATATATCATGGAAAATTAGATGCAACACCAGATACAAAAGCAGAATTAGATGCAAGATCAGAGTATGTGTATTTTATTATTACCAAAGAATATGACAATTATCAAACTTATTATGAGTTTATTACAAAACAAAATATAGATATTGTTATAAATACATTTTTCGATTTAATGTATGGTATATATCTAATGAATCAGATTCTTAAATTTAATCATAATGATTTACATTTTAATAATATTATTGTTGAAATTTTACCTAATCCAGTTAATCAAACATATATTATTGATGGACTTCAAATAACACGACAAGTAAATTATAAGATACATATTTATGATTTTGATAGAGGAAATTTAAAATCTCATAATAATTTACAATTGAATAACTTAAAAAAATATGGTATTGATACTGATCTTAATATGATGAGAGATGTATATAATGTTATTTATGGTTTACATACATATGTTTCAATATCACATTCTCATTTTATATTAAATATTTTTGGTATTGCACCAAATATTTCTTATTTTTGTTTATCTACATATGGAAATTGTTTACAACCTTTTGATAATACAGACCATTATGCAATAACTATATTAAAAAAAATATTTACATATTATTATAACATATTAAGAGTAATTGAATCAGAATCACACAATTATGATTCTCCAAAATTAAATTATTCATCTATCAAACGTCAACCTAATTATCCTATTATACCTCAATATGTTTCATCTGTTAGTTCTAAAGATAGTAGTACTCTATTAGAAAAACAAGAACCAGTAGCTGCGGCAGCTGCCGCAGCATATCCACAAATTTCATCAAATCCATCAAACCCACAAAGCGGAGGATATAGTGAAAATGCATACAAATATCTAAAATATAAAATAAAAAATAAAAAAATTGAATAATATATGTATATTTGTAATTATTAATTATCTGATTTTTTTTACCAATTATCTGATTTTTTTACCAATTATCTGATACTAAAAAATATAATATAATTTCATTTTTGAATTCTTTTTATTCAAAAATGGGATTAGATCATTTGTTAATATTTAAGTATAGCAACAAATAAGCATACAAATATCTTAAATATATAATTAAAAATAAATTATTCTAATCTACTAATATTATGGAAGATTTTTTATCAACTCATAAATCAAATTTACGAAATTTTTTTGTTGAGAAACCTGAAATTCAAACTATAATTAGTGAGTTGTATACTAATTATAAAATAATAAAAGAAATGCCTGCTGAACAACAACAGAATAAACAATATCAAATATTGATTAAATATATTGATGAATGTTTGAGTATATGTAGAGAAATTAAACAATATGATGCTGTATATCAAGATAGATGGGATGAACTAATGCCTGAAAAATTAATTCAAGATTTTGAGTCCACTGTATCTGACTTAACATATTTTCCTAAAAATTCAGCATCAAGTAGTATAGTATTTAAAGCAACACATAATCAAAATAAATGTTTTATAAAATCTTTTACAGTTAAACTAGATGGATTTAATTCATCGTTAAAGTATGAGCAAAAACTTTATAGATATATTAAGTCAAGAACAGTACCACCAAATCCGTATGATGTTAATTCACATTTTATAGAGGTCTATGATTTTTTTAAAATTTCTTATAAGGAATTTATACCTTATTTAACACAAAAAAATATAATTTCTCCAGATATTATTGCTGAAATATATCATGCAGAATCAGAGTATGTGTATTTTATTGTTACCAAAGAATATGACAATTATCAAACTTATTATGAGTTTATTACAAAACAAAATATAGATATTGTTATAAATACATTTTTCGATTTAATGTATGGTATATATATAATGAATCAGATTCTTAAATTTAATCATAATGATTTACATCTTAATAATATTATTGTTGAAATTTTACCTCATCCAGTTAATCAAATATATTTAATTGATGGACTACAAATATCTCGAAAAGTATATTATAGGATACATATTTATGATTTTGATAGAGCAAATTTAGAATCTCATAAAAATGTACAATACTTAAAACGTTTTCCTATTTATAGGAATCTTAATATGACAACAGATGCATATAAGGTCATTTCTAGTTTACACGCATATGTTCCAATATCACGTCCTAAGTTTATATTAGATATATTTGGTATTATACTGTATAATACTTCTAGATCTGATAGTTATGATAATAAAGACCATCATGCAATAACTATATTAAAAAAAATATTTACATATTATTATGATAAATTAGAAGTAATTAAATTAGAATCACATACTTATAATTACGAATATCCAAAATTAGACTATCCGCCTATCAGTCCTGAACCTATTCAACCTATTCTACCTGTTATAGAACAATATAAGCCATCTATTTGGTCTAAATCTATTAGTTCTAACGATGATCATACTCCATATATATATAATCCATGGAAAAAATCTAGCGATATTTTAAAAAAATACATGCAAGCACCAGTAGCAGCACAAGCAGTATATCCACAAATTCCATCAAATAAAGCTATTCTATCAAATGCACAATTAATGTCATCTTATAAATCTGATTTAGAAATTCCATCAAATGCACCATTAATGTCATCTTATAAATCTGATTTAGAAATTCCATCAAATGCACCATTAATGTCATCTTATAAATCTGATTCACCAAATTCACAACCTTATGAATTATATTCATCAAATCCACCAAACCCAGAAAATCCACCAAACCCAGAAAATCCACCAAACCCACAAAATCCACCAATTATACAAAAACCATATGCTGCATATTATAAATCTGATTCACAAATTCTATCAAATGCACCATTAATGTCATCTTATAAATCTGATTCACCAAATCCACCAAAATCCAATTTATATGATGAATTATATCCACAACAGGGAGGATATAGTAGAAATGCATATAAATATCTAAAATATAAAATAAAAAATAAAAAATTTTAATAATGTGTGTATATTTATAATTATTTATTATATTGAATTATCATATAATGCAATATATAAAAAACTTTTTTAATATGTTTTCATACAATACAACAGCCTCACTTGATTCACAAACAGCCTCACTTGATTCACAAACAGCCTCACTTGATTCACAAACAGCCTCACTTGATTCACAAACAGCCTCACTTGATTCACAAATAGCCTCACTTG